TCACTGATTTGGTCGACTCACAAAAATCAATCGAAGCAAAACAAGAGGAGTATTTCCAAAACCTATTCAGTCAACTTGATGACTTACAGGGTAGACTAGGTGAAATGGACCAAATCATGACAAAACTTAACACTTTAGAAGATAAGATTGAAAAATATAGACAAAAGACTCCTGAAGAAAGATTAGAACTTAGAAGTTTGGACTCATATCCTTTCAATCAAAAACTCTCCCAATTCTTTGACGAAAAGGAAGAAGATATGGACAAGACAGGAAAAAATGATTATGTTCTAACCTCAGACCAAGTTATGGATATTAATGTCAATGACATCAAGAGTTCCTTTCAACCAAGCTCAAATCCGATAGATAATTTCGAATTTAAAAAATAAAAAAAGGGGACCGAAAGGTCCCTTTTAATTTGACATAAGGGGATTTCCCAATTATAATTAATAAACAATTAAACACTTTTATTATGAGTAATGTATTAGACGCTGTATTGGCACAGTATGAAAAAAATCAAATTGGGGGCGGGGCCCAATCAAGAATGTCGCAAGACGAAAGAATGAAAAAGTATTTCGCTTTAATCCTTGGTGATAAAGAGAAATCAGGTCAGAGAAGAGTAAGAATCCTTCCTACCGCAGATGGTTCCTCACCATTCAAAGAGGCTTGGTATCACGAAATCCAAGTAGGTGGTCAGTGGCAAAAGTTCTACGACCCAGGAAAAAATGACAACGAACGTTCACCTTTAAATGAGGTTTACGAAGAGTTAATGTCTACAGGTAAAGAAACAGACAAGGAACTTGCTAAACAGTACAAGTCACGTAAGTTTTATATCGTGAAAGTTATTGACCGTGACAAAGAGGATGAGGGACCAAAGTTTTGGCGATTCAAACACAACTACAAAAATGAAGGCATCCTCGATAAGATAATTCCAATTTGGAGAAACAAAGGTGATATCACAGACCCTGAAAAAGGTCGTGACCTCATCATTGAGTTGGCTAAATCCAAAACACCAAAAGGTAAAGAATACACGACAGTAAGTGCTATTATGTATGACGACCCAGCTCCTGTACATGCAGACAAGGACCAATCGAAAGAGTGGATTACTGATGAACTCAGTTGGACTGATGTATATAGCAAAAAACCTGTTGAGTATCTTGAAGCAATCGCAAGAGGAGAAACACCAAAATGGGATAACGAGAAAGGCGGATATGTCTATGGTGACTCATCTGTAAATGAAGAAACAATTGGTGGTTCTAAATTACTAAAAAAATCAGTTGACCCACAAGAAGACGCTGAAGTAGATACAGATTTACCATTCTAATTTTATAACATGTTCCCGACATCCGTGTCGGGAACATATTTTATTTTGATAATATGGCAATCAAAAAAAACGATTTTAATAATTTAAAGAAAAAGTTTTCGACTTCAGCAAAATACAAACCTCAAAGGTTTTTGGATTTGGGTGGTGACTTTTTAGATGCGGTTGGACTTCCTGGTCCTGCAATCGGACATATAAATATGTTTTTAGGGCATTCAGATACAGGTAAAACAACAGCAGCCATTAAAGCCGCGGTTGATGCTCAGAAAAAGGAAATACTACCAGTGTTTATTATTACAGAACAAAAGTGGAGTTTTGACCATGCCAAAATGATGGGATTTCAATGTGAAGAGGTCGTGGATACTGCGACAGGTGAAATGGATTGGGACGGGTTTTTCCTTTTTAATAATAACTTCAGTTATATAGAGCAAATTACAGATTATATCAATCAACTTTTAGATGCTCAAGAAAAGGGTGAACTTATTTACAGTTTATGTTTTATTTGGGACTCAGTTGGTTCTGTGCCTTGTAAAATGACTTACGAGGGTAAAGGTGGTAAACAACACAATGCATCAGTCTTATCCGATAAGATAGGTATGGGAATCAATCAAAGAATCTCAGGTTCAAGAAAGGCAGATACTGAATACGAAAATACTTTGATTATTATCAATCAACCATGGGTTGAATTACCTGATAATCCATTCGGACAACCGAAAATCAAAGCTAAAGGTGGTGAATCAGTATGGTTAAACTCTTCACTCGTGTTTTTATTTGGAAATCAAAAAGGTGCGGGTACCACTAAAATTACTGCAACAAAAGACAAAAGAACTGTCAAGTTTGCGGTCAGAAGTAAAATATCTGTAATGAAAAACCATATTAATGGTCTCGGGTATGATGATGGAAGAATTATTATCACACCACACGGATTTTTGGCTGGTAAAGATACAACTGAAGAAAAAGCTTCGATTGAAACCTACAAGAAAGAATATGCTGACTATTGGAAAGAAGTTATTGGTGCTGAGGGTGATTTCGATTTGACAGAAGAAAAAGAAGACTAAAATGACGACCGAAGGATTCTTAATATTTTCAATCTTGGCTATAGTCTTTTTGTTAATTCAAGTTGTAACTTCAAATCTAAAAAAAAATTGACTTACCCTTAAAATACAACATGTGCCCAAAACTTTATTAATTGATGGCGATAACCTTTTCAAAATTGGTTTTCATGGTTTCAAAGAATTTTATAGCGAGGGTAGTCATATTGGGGGTGTATACCATTTCATCAACACCATAAGAAAATTTCTTGAAGAACACAATCACGACAAAGTAATCGTGTTTTGGGACGGAGATTCTAACTCTTCTATTAGAAAATCAATTTATTCTAAATACAAAGGTAATCGTCGACAAGACATGAACGAATACAAATACGAATCTTATTTGCAACAAAAAGGAAGGGTGAAAATGTATTTGGAAGAAGTCTTTGTTCGACAAGTTGAAATAATTAATAACGAAGCGGATGACCTAATCGCTTATTACAGTCAAATTGCAACCAATGAGGACATTATAATCTTCTCGGGTGATAAAGACCTCACCCAACTGATAAGTCAAAGAGTGACCATATATTCACCCGTGGCACGAAGGTACTTCAAAAACGGAGATATGATATCAATCAGTAAAGTTGATATCCCACACTATAATGTTACAATAACAAAAGTATTCACGGGTGATAAATCAGATAACATTGACGGTATTGAGGGACTAGGTGAAAAAACCTTAGTTAAGCTTTTCCCAATTATGTTGGAAAAACCATGCACTATAGATGAATTATTGGGTTATGCCAAAAATATCCAACAAAATAAATCATCAAAATCTCTACAGAATATTTTGACTGGAAGGACGAAAAATGGTATACTTGGAGAAGAGTTCTACAAAATAAACTCTAAGATTGTTGACCTAACAAATCCTCTGATTACCGATGACGGTAAAGAGTTAGTTGAACAAATCCATACCGACACAATTGACCCAACAGATAGAGGATATAAAAACTTGATGAGACTTATGATGGAAGACGGTCTTTTCAAGTACCTACCAAAAAATGATGAAGCTTGGGTAAATTTTCTCAAGCCATTCATGAAATTAACAAGAAAAGAAAAAAGAAAAATATGATTGATTTAAGCATTTCCGAAAAACTTTCGACCACATATAAATCTAACCAACCATTTCCTTATATTGTTATTGATAATTTTTTACCTGACTTTATTTTGAAATCATGTAGAAATGAATTATTGAAACACGATATTTGGTACTACGATACAGTAGAATTTACCCAGCAGTTCCAACAGAAAAAATTCTATTATCCAAATCATAATACCAAAAAAGAGGAGTTCGAAACTAAACTTCCTATCACAACCCTTGTGCTCGATTATTTAAATTCTTCTGAGTTTATTGGTTACTTGGAAAAACTTACAGGACACGTAGGATTACATCGTGACCCGTCATTAATGGGTGGTGGAATTCACAGGATAAAAACTGGTGGAAAACTTTCTGTTCATAAAGATTACCAAGTACATCCCGAGTCCCATGAGATAAGAATACTTAATCTTTTGATTTATCTAAATGAAAATTGGAAATCTGAATGGGGTGGCAATTTGGAATTATGGTCTTTGGACGTTTCTCATAAAGTTATAGAAGTAGAACCATTATTTAATCGAGCGGTCATTTTCGATATTAATAATGCACCTCACGGCCACCCAATTCCTTTGAAATGTCCCGAAGATGTAGACAGACTTTCTTTAGCATTATATTATTTTGTTGACGAAAAAAGATATACAGAGGACGGTTGCTTTGTTATGTTTTACAAAGACTCAGAAATAGGAGTTACACAATAAATTATTCACGAAGAAAAAGTACATAATCTCAAGGATTTATTCGAATAAAACAAAATTAACAATGATAGATTTTTCATTATCAAAAAAAATTGCACATAGTTATCAGAATGCATATCCTTACCCACACATTGTGATTGATGATTTTGTGCAAGACTCCTTGCTAAACAAAAGTATGGATGAAATGAATATTTTTGAATTTTTCGGATATGATGGTACAGCATACTCTGCTGAACACCAAGTAAATAAATTTTTTACACCTTGGTGTGAAAACAATATGAACGATTTAAAGGAATATGCACCAGCAACTTACAAACTCATGAATTTTTTTAACTCTGCAGAGTTTATAGGATTTATTGAGGAACTTAGTGGAATAAGAAACTTGTTACCCGATAATTTATATCTTGGAGGTGCGGTACATAAATTAACTAAGGGTGGAAAATTAGATATTCATGCGGATTACACACTCCACAGAATTCATAAAACATATAGAAGACTTACTATGCTTATCTATATGAACAAGGATTGGGATAAAAGTTGGGGGAGCGATTTAGAACTATGGGAAAAAGATATGAGTAGATGTGTAAAAAAAATTGAACCTATCTTTAATAGAATGGTTTTATTCAATGTCAGTCATGATACCTTTCATGGACATCCGCACCCTCTGAATTGCCCACAAAACATAAACAGATTATCTTATTCAATATGTTATTTTACTAAAGAAAAACCGAAGGATTATAACATAGAACATTTAGCCGCATTTTGGCAAGAATTACCAAAAAAATAAATAAAATAAAATATGAAAGAGCAAGAAAGTGTAAAATTAGAATTTCTTCTAACCTTAAACGAAAACATTGTAGTTCAAAGATTCTTCAATGTTAAAGGTTACAATCCAAGAGCAAAAAACTCTTTGGAACTTTACGAGTATGTTAAGTCTATCAAAGACGAACTTCAGTATTATTTAAAGATGAAGACCGTTACCTATATGATGGATAACAAAGAATCCATCAACCATGACCAATCAATTATGGAAACTTCATTTACTGAAGGTCCTGAAATCTTTAACATCTTTATCAAAATAGGGGATACGACACTTTGTCATAGAATATTTGATGGAAAAATTTATCCACCCAAAGTTCGTTATACTGTTGACGTACGACCATATTTGAAAGAAATCCTTAAGGACTTGACTGACATTTTTTCAAATTATAAATTAACTCACGAATACTTGGGATTTGAAATGATTAAATGAGTATTTAAAATATAAGGATGGATATTGTAAATTATGATTAAGAACTTTGATTATTTAGGTAACACATTCCAGTTACAACTTTTAAACCAAATTATCGTCGATAAGGATTTCTCAACATCGATTATTGATGTTATAGAAAGTAATTATTTCGACAACAAATATTTCAAAATTATCCTTCAGATGGTTAAGGAATATTATGTAAAATACGAAGCTACTCCAAACTTTGAGACAATTGAACAAATTATAAAGTCTGAAGTGACTCAGGAGTTTATAGCAAAAATTGTTCTTGATACTCTTAATCAAATTAAGGAGGCTCCATTTGAAGGAACAAACTTTGTTCAGGAAAAAGCCTTAAAGTTTTGTAAACAACAAGAACTTCAAAAGGCCATGGAAAAGGCCAACAAAATTATAACAGAAGGTGACTTTGAATCTTACGATAAGGTTGAAGGTTTGGTTAGAGAGGCATTACAAGTTGGTGAAATTGAAAAAGGTCAAACAGATGTCTTCAATGAGTTAGAAACAGTCCTCGAGGATGATTATAGACATCCTATACCTATGGGTATCAGAGGAATAGATAACTTGCTCAAGGGTGGTTTAGCTAGGGGAGAGATTGGAGTTATCTTAGCCCCGACTGGTGTCGGTAAGACAACAATCCTTACCAAGATTTCAAATACTGCTTTCAATTTGGGATACAATACCCTACAGATATTTTTTGAAGACAACCCGAAAATTATTCAAAGAAAACACTTTACGATTTGGACTGGTATCAGACCCGACGAACTTTCTGGTCACCGAGTGGAGGTTATGCATAAGATTATTGAGATTAAAGAGACTATGAAGAATAAATTAGTTCTCAAGAAACTTGCATCCGATACCATGACCATGAATCAGATAAAGAATCAAGTTAGAAAATTGATTGCTGATGGTACTAAAATAGATTTAATTGTTTTAGATTATATTGATTGTGTGTTACCTGAACAATCCGCTAAAGACGAGTGGAAGGCTGAAGGTTCAACTATGAGAGCTTTTGAAGCAATGTGTCACGAACTCAATATTGTTGGGTGGACAGCAACACAAGGTAATAGAAGTTCAATCTCATCTGAAGTGGTAACCACCGACCAAATGGGTGGTTCAATCAAGAAAGCTCAAGTGGGTCACGTAATCATTACAATAGCAAAGACATTACAACAAAAAGAAATGAACTTAGCAACAGTTGCTATTACTAAATCAAGACTTGGTAAAGACGGTGTTGTATTCGAAAATTGCAAGTTTGACAATGAACTACTTGAAATAGATACAGATACCTCAGTAACTTTTTTAGGATTTGAAGAACAACAGGAAGAAAGAAAAAGAGATAGAGTTAAAGAATTATTGGACAAGAGAAGAGAGCGTGAATCTCATAAAAAAAGTCCTAATTAAATATCTACTTTTTTAGAAAAAAACTTATTTTTTTTTATTAAAATTAGTGGTCGGTTCGTTGCCGACCATATATTTAATAAGAAAATCCCCTATTTTTTTAATAAAATCATTTTACAAAAAATTACAAAAAATGGACATATCAAACCGAATTCTCTCAGAGATTACAGTGTATATGAAATACGCAAAATACATCCCTGATTTGAAAAGAAGAGAGACGTGGCAAGAACTAGTCACAAGAAACATGGTGATGCATATCAAAAAGTTTCCACTGTTAGAAAAAGAAATCAGAGAGAACTACATGTATGTTTATAAAAAACAAGTTCTACCATCAATGAGGTCAATGCAATTTGCAGGTAAACCTATCGAAATCTCACCAAATAGAATCTATAATTGCGCTTATGCACCTGTTGATGATTGGAGAGTATTCTCTGAAATCATGTTCTTGTTATTAGGTGGAACAGGAGTTGGTTATTCAGTACAAAAACATCACGTTGAATTTTTACCTGAAATTAGAAAACCGAGTAAAGAGAGAGGAAGAAGATGGTTAGTGGCTGACTCAATCGAGGGATGGGCAGATGCTGTGAAAGTATTAGTAAAATCATATTTTTATGGAGGTTCACACATTCAGTTTGACTTTAGTGATATTAGACCGAAAGGGGCTAGACTAGTGACTTCAGGTGGTAAAGCACCAGGTCCTCAACCTCTAAAAGAATGTTTGATTAAATTAGAAGGTATATTAGATGCTAAACAAGACGGAGATAGATTAAGACCAATTGAAGTTCATGATATGGTTTGTCATATTGCAGACGCGGTATTGGCTGGTGGTATCAGAAGAGCTGCTCTTATCTCATTGTTCTCAGCGACCGATGAGGAAATGATTGGATGTAAAAGTGGCTTATGGTGGGAACATAATCCACAAAGAGGTAGAGCAAACAACTCTGCAGTTCTCATGAGACATAAGATTACAAAAGATTATTTCATGGACTTGTGGAAAAGAATTGAAGCAAGTGGTGCAGGTGAACCTGGTATTTATTTGAGTAATGACAAAGATTGGGGAACTAACCCTTGCTGTGAAATTGCTTTGAGACCATTTCAATTCTGCAACCTTACAGAGGTAAACGTATCAAACGTGGTATCACAAGAAGACTATGAAGATAGAGTTAAAGCGGCATCATTTATCGGAACACTTCAAGCTGGATACACTGATTTTCACTACTTAAGACCAATTTGGCAAAGAACAACAGAAAAGGATGCTCTTGTAGGTATTTCAATGACAGGAATTGGCTCAGGAGCAGTCTTAGGTTTGAACATGAAAGCAGCGGCTAAAGTTGTAAAAGAAGAAAACAAAAGAGTTGCAGACCTAATCGGAATTAATTCTGCGGCTAGAACTACAACTGTAAAACCTGCTGGTACGACATCACTTACACTTGGCACTTCATCAGGAATTCACGCTTGGCACAACGAATACTACATCAGAAGAGTTAGAGTTGGTAAAAACGAATCAATATATTCTTATCTGAAAAACAATCATTCAGAGTTAGTTGAAGATGAGTACTTCAGACCACACGATACTGCGGTAATTGGTATTCCACAAAAAGCACCTGAAGGTTCAATCCTAAGAAACGAATCACCTATTCAATTACTTGAGAGAGTAAAAAGAGTACAACAAGAATGGATTAAACCAGGGCATAGAAGTGGTTCGAACGCACATAACGTTTCAGCGACTGTTTCCATCCGTGAACACGAATGGCCTGCAGTTGGCGAATGGATGTGGGAAAACAAAGAATACTATAACGGTCTTTCAGTTTTACCTTACGATGGTGGAACTTATATTCAGGCTCCCTTCGAGGATTGTACAAAAGAAAAACACGAAGAACTTATGTCAACACTCAAAGACGTTGACCTATCTAAAATCGTAGAAGCAGATGACAATACAGATTTAAGTGGAGAAGTTGCGTGTGCGGGTGGTGCTTGTGAAGTAAAATTTGTTTAATGGAAAAGAAAAAAAAAATAAAAGGGAGAGGTCGGAAAAACTTCTCCCTTTATATTATATGGAAGGTACATACAAGGTTTTCACCGAAAACTATCATTTAAGGAGAGGACATTGTTGTGGGGATGGTTGTCGACATTGTCCATACGAGCCGAAATATCAAAAGGGTAATACTTCAATAAAAAAATAATCCAAGTATATTTATGACATATGGCAGATGGGATTACATTTGGTATAAATTTTCCATTCAGAGATTCTCTTCGTGGTGACTACCTGCAGTTGACGGAAACTGAGGCTAAAGAAATTAAAGCAGACCTTATACATTTGTTATTGACGAGGAAAGGTTCTCGTTATTATCTTCCTGATTTTGGTACAAGACTATACGAATATATTTTTGAACCGTTTGACGGATTGACTTTTGATGCAATTCAATCAGATATCAGAGATTCGGTAGAAACTTATATGCCAAACTTACTTCTTAATAATATTACAATAACACCTGCTGACCCATTGAATGAAGTTGCACTCTCTGAAGGTATTGCAACACCTGGTACTCCCGAATCATCAATTTTCAGAGTTCCTGGTAAAGGGACTGCTGAGTATACTGCTGTGGTTAGAATAGATTATTCTAATAATCGAGGTGTTTTTGAACAAAGTGATTTTGTTATAATTAATATTTAATATAAATGGCTAATAGACAGATTTCATATACAGTAAGAGATTACCAAGCACTTCGTGTAGAACTACTTAACTATGTCAGAACTTATTATCCTGAGTTGATTCAGGATTTCAATGATGCTTCTGTTTTTTCAGTTTTCTTAGATTTGAATGCGGCGATTGGAGACAACCTTCATTATCATATTGATAGAAGTATCCAAGAAACTGTACTTCAATATGCACAACAAAGGTCTTCAATATTCAACATTGCAAGAACTTATGGTTTAAAATTACCAGGTCAAAGACCGTCTTTAGCCTTAGTTGATTTTTCTATAACAGTACCGGCTTTTGGTGATAAAGAAGATGAGAGATATCTCGGAACACTTTCGAGAGGTTCGCAAGTCTTGGGTGCTGGTATTGTGTTCGAGAACGTTTATGATATAGACTTTGCATCACCCTATAACGCTCAAGGATTTCCTAACAGATTAAAGATTCCCAACTTTAACGCGAATAACGTATTAATAAATTACACAATCACGAAGAGAGAACTTGTTGTTAATGGACTGACAAAAGTTTTCAAAAAGGTTATAACTCCGAATGATGTGAGACCTTTCTACGAATTATTCTTACCTGAAAAAAACGTTTTAGGTATAACAAGTGTGCTTTTGAAAAGCGGAACGGATTATACAAATGTACCAACGGTTGCTGAGTTTTTGGGTGTAAATAATAGATGGTACGAAGTTGATGCTTTGGCCGAGGATAGAGTTTTTGTTGAAGACCCAACAAAAGTATCGGACCAACCTGGTATTAAGGTCGGAAGATACATACAGACCCAAGATAGATTTATCTCAGAATATACACCTGAAGGATTCAAGAAAATAACTTTTGGAGGGGGAACAAATACGGCTCAAGATGCCTTGAACCAATTCACAACATTAGGAACAACTTTAGACCTTCAGAAGTTTTCAAATAACTTTTCGCTTGGTTCGACACTCACCGCGAACTCTACACTTTTCATTCAATATAGAATAGGTGGTGGATTAGCAACTAACTTAGGCACAAATATTATCAATTCAATTGGGACGGTATCATTCTTTGTGAATGGCCCTTCAGAAGCCACAAACTCAAGTGTGGTCAACTCACTGAGATGTAACAACGTTACGGCAGCAATAGGCGGTGCGGGAGTTCCTTCATTAGAGGAAATTAGAAACTATGTTTCTTTCAATTTTGCGGCTCAAAAAAGAGCGGTAACAGTTCAAGATTATGAATCTCTGATAAGAAATATGCCCCCTCAATTCGGTGCTCCAGCTAAAGTTTCAATTACAGAAAACGATAACAAAATTGTAATTCAGATTTTATCTTACGACACAACAGGTAAGTTGACCCCGATAGTTTCTAACACCTTAAGACAAAATATTGCAACCTATTTGTCAAACTATAGAATGATGAATGATTACATATCAGTAATCACTGCCGACGTTATTGATTTAGCTATTGATGTTCAAGTTGTTTTGGATTCTGCACAAAACTCAGGACAGGTGATTGCTGACGTAGTAGATAAAATCTCAACATATTTTGACCCACAAGTAAGACAACTTGGTCAAAACGTAAATCTATCTGAATTGAGAAGTATCATTCAAAATCAAAATGGTATTTTGACAGTTGCAAATATCGAGGTTACAAATAAAGTCGGTGGACAATATTCATCCGCGGAAACTTCGATGGAATATATCGACCCTGAACTCAAAATTATTGGACCAGTTGACGATACAATTTTTGCTCAACCTAACCAAGTATATCAAGTTAGATTCCCACAAAAGGATATCAAAATATCTGTCAAAAACTTCCAATCAATTACATTCTCATAATTTATTAATTCAATCTAAGTCTTATGATTAGATAGTGTGTGTACTTAAAAAAATACACATAAACTATTTATTGAATAAAGTCTTTTGATGGGTGACTCATACAGGATAAAAACCGAGATTGGTATAAGCCAAACGATTGATTTAGAGCTAACTCAGGATTTTGAGTTTTTAGAAATACTTTCGCTAAAAATACAACAAGCTGACATCTATAATAGAAATTGTGCGGATTATGGTGTTATAGTAGGAAGAGTTACCGCAAACAATGGATTTGGTATTCCTAATGCAAGAGTTTCAATTTTTATACCCATAACAACTGTCGATGAGTCGAATCCTGCCATCAGTTCAATATACCCTTATAAATCACCAGAAGATAAAAACGAAGATGGATTTAGATACAATCTATTACCATATGAGAAATCCTATTCGAAACATGCAGCTACAGGTACTTTTCCATCAAAAAATGATGTATTAACAGGTAAAACTGCAGTTGAAATCTACGACAAATATTACAAGTTTACAACCAAGACAAATGATAGCGGTGATTACATGATAATGGGTGTGCCACTTGGTATACAGAGAGTTGTAATGGATGTTGACTTATCTGATATCGGAGAATTCTCTTTGACACCACAAGATTTAATTAGGATGGGTAGAGCAACACAAGCTCAAGTTGCAGGAAATACATTTCTTACATCAAATGATTTGGATTCTTTACCTCAATTAATAACAATTCCTAAAAGTTTAGAAATCTCTCCACTTTGGGGAGACCCTACAACCTGTGCAATAGCAATCAATAGACTTGATTTTGACCTTAAACAGGAAGCCGATATTGATATTCAACCCACTTCAATTTTTATGGGCTCAGTCATCTCTACCTCAAACAAATATAGAGTAAGAAAAAATGCTAAACCGAGAGATAACATGGGTAACTTGTGTAGTCTCGAAACGGGACCTGGCCAAATTATTGCTCTCAGACAGACCATAGTACAAGATATAGATGGGAACCCGATTATAGAACAATATCAATTAGAACAAAATGGAAATGTAATTGATGGGGATGGAACTTGGATATTAGAATTACCGATGAACTTGGATTATCTGACAACTAATCAATTCGGGGAAAGGGTTATTTCTTATGACCCAACGATAGGTATTCCCACTAAGGCCAAGTATAGGTTTAAAATTAAATGGCAACAATCAACTTCACTAACTTTAGAAAGTCGAAGACCAATCTTTATAGTACCTAACGTCAAAGAATATGGGTGGGTTAATTCTGCCGCTGACCCATATAATAGTGGGTCAAGTAGTTTGGAAAAACAATTGGCAAGTTCTTATTATTTCGGTTTAGCTTGGTCAGGGTACACTGATGGATTTGTTGGTACACAAAAGACCAATAGACTAAACGAAGTTATCAATTGTGAAGATACATTTTACGAGTTCAAGTTCAATAGAGTTTATACTGTATCGGGATTAATTGACCAATGGAAAGTTGGTGCAAAAGGAAGATTCATAGGTATTAAAGAAATAGACGACGACAGTTGTGAGGATACAATTAATAAGTTTCCTGTTAACGACGGATTTAGAAATTTCGACCTACTGTTTTTTATATTTTCAATTTTATTTACAATAATTCAGTTCAATTTGTTAGGTCTTTTAATAGTTGCACACTTTGCCATCGGATTATATGCTTTGGTGATAGGAGTTATATGTGCAATTTGTAGAATCAAGATTCCAATTATAAACGTCAGGCCTTTTGGGTTTATCTGCAGCGTATTTCGAATCAAGTGTTCTAAAAAACAATATACAATCAGGCTTCCCATGATAACTTATCCAGAATGCGAAACTTGTACTTGTAGGGACGGCAAATTACTTGATGAGGCACTATTGGGTGGAACAAATGGTGTGTTGTCTTATGTTTCGGACCCTTCGAGTTACTTTAATAATGTTCAAAGTTACGTGGGGGCTCGCAATAGAGAAGAAAACGTTCAGACTCAATCATTACTTTATGTAGATGCGATGGCAGGAAATGCCGACGAAGTTGAAAATGTTGGACTTTTCAAAGTCCCAAAATCAAGTGTGCAGAGATTGGCTTCAGACGATAATAGATACTTTGCTTGGTCAGACGGACTTACTTTAGGTGAAAGAATAAATCTTTTCAACTCAAGGGACTATTATTTTGATGGACTAAACAAAATAAAAGTTACATTCAATCAACCTAACAATATCGGAAGTTTCCACTACGATAATACAATTACTGTCTTGTCGAACCAATCATATCAGTCAGGGGATTTACTTACTGCGGTCGACCCAATGACCACAACAGACATTAACTTTTTATACACTGCAATGACCGCAAATGGAATATTTCAAGGTATAACTGGAACCTCGGTTACTGGTGGACAATCCATAACGGTAAATTACGCTTCATCACAACTATCTAATACGTCCGTAGTTTATAACCTTGATACAGGTACAACTATAAATCGACAGGTTTATCCTATGGACAGAGAATATTTCCAAGTTGTTACTGCAATAACAGTGTCAGAAGCTGCAAAAATATGGAACTCTGGAACTACACAAACATTTCCGAACGTGTTGAGTAAAACACATAAACTGATGTTAATGAGACATAGAAATTTCCCATTACCTGGTTATGAAAAAATTGTTGAAGAGTTTTGGAGCCCTTATGAATTTTTTGATAATATGAGTGAACAATTCATTCTAATTCTTCAAAGAGGAGTTGACCCATATTCTCCAAAATTTACAAATCAATATTCAATCGGAAAAATATTAGGTCTTACTGAAAATGACATTACATTTACCGCATCCACAAGATTGAATATCCCAATTCAAAAATTGAACTCGAACACTACTTCGGTTCAAGTGATGAATCAATCCAATACTTTCTATCCCTCATATTTTTTCACACCAGGAGAGTTCAGTGGGTTCACATCTTCTACAGTTGGTTATTACGGCGCCAGAGATGCAAATAATCCATCTGGAAACGTAAGAATTACACAATTGAATGGTGTAAGGTCATGTGTTACAACAACATCGAATAATTTTCAATTCGGGGGAGGTGAAGATGCGGACAAATACAGTACTTCAGAAGACTTGTCGGGAGGAGGCTATTTTTATTTAAATCTTGACCAAGAGGTGGGTCTTTGGTTCGAATATTCTGATGTGAATATATCATATAAAAGTCCTGTATTATACCCTCAGTTTACAGGTAATCCGATGTCAATTAGTGTGAAAACAAATAATATATTTAGAAATGATAGATTACCTTCATCTGACCAATTGAATGCGATTAGTTGGGACTCAGCTGCCGTTGCATTACTACAACAAAATAACAACTTTACTTTCTATACAATACCTGAATTGGAAAATCCTGAGGGAATACCAGGATTTACGACAGGAGCACAACAAGTCCCACCTGACATAGAGGATGAAATAGGTGCAATCAATGTGTTGGAAAGTTTCAATTGTAAAACGATGGTGTCCCTGAATTGTTATCAAGGTTTCGGGACTAGTTTTCAAGTAAATCAAAGATGTACTGAAACTGATAACGTTGAAATAGGTTGTTATCTTTTTATGAGAAGGCCGTTTTTGGATTTATTTAAGGATATAAAAACATTAGGAGAATGGGGATATAGATTTAGATTTTTCTATGCTTTGTGTAGGGGAGTGTTATCACAATCATTTATGAATAATTGGATGAATGGTACACTATATCAATTTCCGATACAAGTAGATACTCGTTTTAATAGATTGAATAAGATTCAGGATGTGAAATATGCAAAACAATTAGTATTCTTCGATACAAAATCAAATAATTTTTATTATAGAAGTTCACCCTACAATGCATCACAATCCAAATTTGTTGGAAGATTGAGCGGTCCTTCCTCTGTGAATATACTGAATCTTATGTTTCCAACAACAATTTTGAACTTGGGAATGAAGGATACTATTTGGGGTGAAATAATTTTTGAACCCGATACACGAGGATATACAATTTCTCTTTTAGAATCCACAAGCTATGGAGATACTTCTGATTTGGTAAACCTATTTGTCATATCAAGAATAACAGATGGAACGGTTTTAGGAAGAATAATTTCACTTGGAGATAACTCAGTCAATCAATTATTTTCGAGAAACGGTAAGCCAGATAATATTTCTTCAGGAACTGCTAGGAGAATTGATGGTGATTTAGCGCAAATGTTGTCGATAAACTCTGAAATGGGACTGATAAAATATTCTCCTGAGTATTACGAAAGTGTTGCGGGAAATCCTCAAAACCCCACAAATATATTAGGAACACCATCCAATCCAGTCATGGCAATTTGGTATTCATCGACAACTGAGGACTTACAATTCAAAGATTTTTTGACACCTGGCAGAATTGATTTTAGGGCTAATCCACAATCATCCGCGGCTCCATTCACCTATGGTATAAAGTCACAAGTAGTTCCTTTATATAGATGGAAACTAGCAAACACCACAACTATATTTGGTGGACAATTCAATAATTGGGCTTCAGGCTCCGCTGATATTGTTCAAAATAAACCATATCAGTCTTTAGATAGGTTGAGCTTGACACAACCAAATTATTTCAGAAACTCCAACACCTCAGTTAATGAACAGTCAGCGCGAGGGTACATATTCAGTGTGGACATAAATGGTGACTATTCTAAAGTTGGTGCCACAAGTAATAATTTTATTGTTGGAGCACCTTTCCAATTCTATTTCGGTCTCATAAAAGGAAAAAGTGCTATAGATAAATTTAAACAAAAATATTCAATACTTGAATAAGTTTACAATCATACCGAGTTCTTTGAGATATGCGGCGGCGCCATCTCTTGACCAACAAATTGAAGTCAATTTAGATGAAACAAGTCAACAACTTGTAGAATATGATAGGAGTTCTACTATTAGTTTAGCTCAGGTTTTCGAAAATGAAAGACAAGGCTCACCCATATTTAGACCTACATTCAAAGTCAAATATCTTTATACGAATTCCTATACAGGCACTACCACCTATAACCCATTCAAAAACTTGTTGTATTATGTAAATCCCGAGGAATCACAAATAAGTGGAATATGGAAAGGATTTCCTCAGTACTATGAGTTCGATTTTTTCAGACCAAATATCCCTGATGGGCATTTTACATACAAAGCAAAAAGTGCATACACCTACAATTGGATGTATTATGTAACATATGCTGCGGAAAATGATTATGAGGAAAAACTTTTCTATACATCTCCAAGTTTTGGGACCTTGAATTGGGTGGCTAAAAACGGAATTCCATTTTCAATAACAAACACATTAGAGGAGGGAAACCCAATTGTTCAGTTTAGTTGTGTTGCTAGTCATGGATTGACACCAGGAGAATATGTTGAACTTTCCATTTCGTATGAGAATAAAAATATTTTCTTGGTATATTCGTTAGGTAATGGACAATTTGATAGTGAAGAATATGTCTTCAATCTATTCAACTTGGGATATACGGGTACAACTTTTGCAAACGGAACCACAGGTACTTTCAAGAGGGTAATAAATCCTGATAATATTGAAGAAACTAAATCCGAATATTATGTTAGAAGACACAAGGTTCTCACAAATATTGAAGATATGATTGTGTCTAAAGCCGGGTTTGAAAAAAATATTTTTTTGGAAGAAAAGAAATTGGAATTCAGTTCTATTACACCTGATAATGTTACTCGAATATCTCAAAAAACAAGTAGTAACGCCTATAATTTTACTGTAGGATACGATTTAAATCTTTTGGGATTGAAGGACAATCAGAAAAGACCAATATCAGAATTGTATCTTTCAATTATAAACAAAGGATTCTCGGGATATTTCAACAACCCAACAAATGAAATTGGATTAAAACAAGGTTGGGAATTCAATATAACAAATCCAATCAATAGTTGGTGGTCACAAAATAACGTTGAGTCAAATACCTCAATTCCCACTAGCGCTTATACAAAAACAAATGGTGCCACTAAAACCTTCTACTATAATCTTGATTTAAAGAGAGGAGACATGATTGATGGAGACTTTTGTGAGTGGAACAATTCGGAACAACTTGAGCGTGTCGTTTCAACTTATTATCAAAAGTTGAAATATAATCAAAATGTTTTCCAAACCACGAATACATCGGACCCTAACGCCGCAGGTTTTTATTATGTTCCTCATAACAAGTTGACGATAAGAGTGTTTTCTAATTATATTGAAAATGCCCCATCGAACATGGTTGATGGGATTCCCTCTTATGCTTACTACTCAGATGCTGAAGCCCAATTTTTATGGAGGGATTTATACACTTATGGATTTTTTGATGAGCAAGGATTCGGTGTAGATTACCCATATCTAAACTCTGCACATTATCCATATACCGAAGTTACTTTCAGATTAATACCTGAAGGGGCTAATTATAAAACAGGATACGACTTTGTTGTAAAACCACTAATTGATGGATGTGAATAAATTTCAAATATTACAAACAGGTCTCGTGGACAAAGAGATTGTATTACCCGTTCAATTGAATTGGGACTATCTCGGTTTGGATGATGCGATAGATGCTTACGAAGAAGATATGATTAACCAAGTAATTGGTTTAGGGAGGGACTTCGAAGTTTCAAGGTTTGCACATGAACCAGCAACTGGCACAACAAACGATACATTTATAAATTATGAGTTTTATTTCTATTCGGGGGGACCGTTAAATCAAATCAGTAATTGGAAAATTGATTATCTTAATCAAGGATTTACATCGCAAGAAGTTTTTTATTATGTTAACAGTTTCTCGAACTCGTTTTTCAAGTTGGATTTATATGATTCTGTAGATGAGAAAAAACAAATCAACTACGTAACCATGATTATCCCAACACAACAAGGAACAAAAATGGATGTTGTTATGAATCGCACACCTGTCAAAATCAACAAACCAAATTTTGTTTTAGACTACATAGGTGATAGTGAGGGGTTTTTTATTTATTGGTTGAAAAAAAGAAACTTTTTGGATATCAAAAGATTCTACATGACCGCAAAGTTTTTTGATGCTAAAACTGGTCAATTTATCAAAATGATGACAGGAAGTACAAATAGACAAGTTGATAGAACTAATGGACCTCAAGCGTATTTAACTAACCCATTTAGTTTTGACAGCACAAAATATTTTTATTATCAAGTGGATTTAGATTATGAGAAACAAACTTACGTAGTTTCAAATACTGAGGGACAAAGACTTGGGACAAACATTCCCATAAAATGGTTTGAATATGTTAACCCATAATGAATCAAGATTATTATAGATTTATTGTGTCCCCTGAGACAGTTATCTCTGACATTGCGAAAGTCACCGTAAGTGGACAGACATTTGGAGTATACTCGGGTATGTCCCAAATGGTGACATCGGGACCAAGATTTACATCTTTATTTACTGGGTTGACGGTAAACTTTCTTTTGAATCAGACAACAATAGATGAGGGATATTATTCACCTTTTGATGGTTTTGTTTTGCAAAAAAATGTTGTCGCTAATTTCATATTTTCATCTACAACTCAAGAACCTTACAAATGGTATGTTTATAATACATCAGATGAGTTTCAAAAGTTTTTGGATTTATCCTCTTATACTATTGATTGGGGTGATGGTACACCGAAACAGACAATCACGAACTACGCACCGAACTCTATAAATCATACTTACCCATCGGCGGTTAAAGAATATACAATTGTGATGGAACAAAGAAATCCTTGGGGTGTGACAAAAGTTCAAAAAACAATTCATACACCTTATGTGAATGTGCCAATCCCAAATCCAAAAGGGGAAATATATTTCACAACATTAGATGGAAATTGGTTAAAAACACCAATATCGTATGATTATATATTCTCAGGTGATGCGGTGAATATCGTTTCTGCTCAAACCTCGAACAATTACGTAGTGGTCCCTTTCACAATATCTGGTCTTACTAAGTCGAGACTAACAGAGTTACAAATATATGGAACAGTTCCTTTAACCGCCCCGTTGTTCAATGAAAAGTATCAACTTGGAGTTCCGATTATTGCAAATGGTCAGATATGGGGTGTTGTCACAAACGCTGAGTTAAATGTTTTTACTGCTTACACTATTCAAGATGTAAACTATTATGATTATCAAGATGGTACCACAATATTTTTCGAGGAGTCATCAGGTTTGACAACATCTAACTTGACTGCGGTACCGATAACAAAAGAGGAGGTTTTAATTAAGGTTGTGGACCAACCAAATATTCAAACGAATGTTTTTGTCGAAAGAGGTAAGAATAGTGCTTACGAAAGAGTACAAAGACTTGGAGAAGTTGACAATTTAGGTGATATGATTAACTACGGATATGGATTTTTCAACGTTGTCAATAAAACAAATGGAGAAGTGTGAAAAATCAAATAAAACTATTTATAAAATAAAAGAAAATGGCAATTGGTTCATATGGTACAATAAGACCAAGTGATGTATCTCCTGAGGACGTGGAGATTATAATGAATTATACACCATCGAGAGATGCAACAAATGAGTTTGTATTAACTACCTTGGATGCAAAAACATTACTTAGACCTTATTTCAACAACAGTTCAACAGGTGGAGACCCTAATGAGGTTCTCGGAGGACTTTACAACTTAACTTTACCCGCTGAACAATTCAATGCTCTCGGTATCTACACATTATATATTAGACCTGCACAAATCAGAACCACAATAACAGATTGTGGAGTTTTGAGTGCATTACCAAACGTCAAAGGAATCATAATTGACTTGGCAGGTGTACCACCACAGTATCTAAATAAGTTTGTACCTGAAGGATTGGTAGGCTTCAGAGTTGAATATTTGAATCCCGACGGAACCAAGATACCAAACTTCTTCAGAATGATTACATCTTGTTTCTTTTGTGAACCAGTTGTTGTGAATCAAGTAAACACTACTCAAAAAGCTATCAGATACAGATATGTTGATGGAATTGCAAATCTTTTATTTTGTACATTATCACCCTCATCATCACCGACTAACAAACCTAATGCGACGCCCTTTATTGGACAACCTGACCAAGATATTATTATAAGTAATACCTACTTCAATCCAATTACTGTTGAAATTAACATGGTTGAATATGACATTTCATCTCTTGCTATTGCTCTTTTTGGTAATCAGACTAAATCTATTGATGACGGTATCTATACAATCTACGACGATGAAAATAATATATACAGACAGTATAATTTATATGAAATAAGAGACCAATTCAACGCGTTATTGTTTGAGGTTAGACAAAATAGAGGCACAAATATTGATTTTAGTAAGAACTTTACAAACATCTCAACTTAATGGCGAAAACGATAAAAAAAACTAAATTTTTTTATCCGCCGAGACCAGGTAGTGGGGCGGGTACATTCTCCGACAATATTGTTGGTTTACAAACTGTCGAAGGGGGTGGACTCACGCAAGGTAATTTTGAGTTTACGACGGGTGTAACGGAGAAAGTTAATCGATTCTTTAATGTGGGTGCATTCTCTGAACCTATGAGTTTGGAGATGATGGATATTGATGACTTGTTCATGAGTAGGAAGATTATTGCAACTCAGTTCAGAGTCTATCCAAACTATGATGTTTCACAAGTATTGAACTTCTCGATGTATGGTTCTTTAGCGAAAAGATTTCAAGTATCAGTCATCCATATTATCAATCAATTTCCAGCAGCTTTAGATGTATTGTTTCTAAACTTAAACTTTTTGACGGGGTATACCGCTGAAAACATCTTATACGATTCAGTTCAAGACACTACATACTTTAAAGTTGATGTCGACAGGATTAATAACCCGTTTGATATTGATTATTCTATCAGTGCTACTACAAACCTCTCTGTCAGAGAAATTGAGGTTTCACAATATAGAAATCTATACAACACCTATCTTGATTATTGTGTTTCAATCAACGATAACATTTTCAAAGTAGTTGCTTTCACACCTTCACAAACTCTTTCGAGTGGATACGTGGAGTTTATAGTTTCAGGGGCACCTTTTGGGACTACAGCATCAACAATCACAGAACAATACCAAATAAGATTGAATGATTTGGTTACAGACAAAGTATTCAATGAAAATTTTGATGAGGTTGAAAAGTTTTTACTTAATAGATTAATTAGACCTGAGTACACTGCATTTTTCCAAGTACCTGAACAGAACGAGTTTGGTCAGTTTTATACCTCATATCAACAAGTTACTTTTCCAAAAGACGGTGTTTGGAACTTAGATATTAGGTCCAACAATTTTGATAATTACATATCTCAACTTCAACTGATTGCGGAAAACTTGGATTCGTTCAAATCAAATTTAATTTCTAGATTTCTGATTACTGATGCTCTGAAAGAGTTTGATACTTTGGGACAGAAGGTAGAAAAGATTTTTCAAATCTATGGAAGAAGTTTTGACCAAGTAAAACAATTTATAGATGCCCTAGCCTTTATGAACTCGGTTAATTATAATCCTAGCAATGATATCCCATCTCAACTTTTAGTAAACTTAGCAAGAACATTGGGTTGGTCTTCTAATTTTTCGCCGATTACTAACGAAGATTTTCTTACTTCTATTTTTGGGAATACATCAACACCAACTTACCCTGGTTATGCTAGAGCACTTACACCGACAGAATTAAACTACGCTTTTTACAGAAATTTAATTTTGAATGCCGCGTACCTTTTCAAATCAAAAGGAACAAGAAGGTCTGTTGAGTTTATAATGAGATTGATTGGTGCCCCTGAATCACTCATAGAATATAATGAACACATTTATTTGGCTGACCAGAAAATTAATATGGACCAATTTTTTACTCAATGGGCACAAATATCAGGTGGTACTTATGTTCAAAACTCTCCGTCATTTCAAATTGGTAACACTTACAAAATCAAAGGTAAAACCTATTCGGGATTTACCTCAACAAATACATTTACTGATGTAACAATTAGATTGGATGACTATCCAATAGATGATGAAGGATACCCTAATGCACCAAGAAATACTGAAACTTATTTTTTTCAAGTGGGCGCTGGTTGGTATGAAGTAACACCACAACATAGAAGTCCTGACCAAGTCACAATTACAAACCTACAATTCACAGGTCAAAACTTTGACATACAAACAGCCTTACAACCTTTCAGTTATGGTCAGATTTATCTTAACAGGTATATAGATTTCCCATTTATGACCGAGGGGTTCAAACTCAGGAAAGTTATTGATAACAATAAGTCTTGGTTGGCGGACGATAACAAGATAAGAGTGTCAACAGATGGCGACTATAACGCATATTATTTCGTTGACGATGAGAAATTAGTTCTGAATGTAAAAAATGTTGATTTATTCTTAAATCCCGCACAAGGTTTGGTATATGATGTTTGGGATTCATCAGTTAAAAATGATTACCCAATTCCAGAATCGGGATTAACTGTAGGTTATCCTGTACCTGGTGGAGTGGATTGGACATATATAAATCCTGAACCAAAGAAAAAAACCTTTTTTGAGTTTTCACAGACTTTTTGGGAAAACATGATTAATGCCAGAAACCGCCAGTTCATCACGGATGGAAAGACAGGAGGTTATCCTACACTCCAATCTATATGGTGGAAATATATAGAATCGGAAGAGACAGTTGGTATACCAAATAACAAATACACTTATCAAAAATTGATAGATTATATAAACGGAATTGGGCCTTATTGGCAAAAATTAGTCGAACAGATGATGCCTGCCACAACAATATGGAATGGAGGTACAAGATTTGAAAATTCTGTATTCAATAAACAAAAGTTTGTTTATAGAAGACAAAGAGGTTGTCAATTTGTGCCAGTCCCTGTTGACCCCTGTTTCGTCAACTCAAATATATATGATTTTTCTTGTTCCAACCAATTTACAGATTTTTTTATCTATCCGTGGTTGAACGGTGATATTACAGTCAGTAATTTCAGTAGTATTTTAACAAACAGAATTAATTCCATGTTAACTTCATTGGGGTTGACACTTAATGACTGTATACAATCATCGGTAGGAACAAAATGGTATATAAATTTTGCAATTGGGACAAATCAAATTATCAATCAACAATTTTACACTGGATTTGGAATCGATGATGTACCAACAAGTCAACTTTGGAGAAGTAGTTTGATTACAAATCTTCCAAAATTGAACGATTATGGTTATAGTTATTTTTTGAATGGTAACTTTTTAACGATTAATGGTTTGACTTGTAGCCCTTTTGATTTACAAAGTTTGGTTTCGTTGAAAGTCGGTATTGACATAAGCATAAATTGTAAAAAATAAAAATGCCAATTTTTGCAGACATAAGCGTTACGGGTAATTGTTCAACAGGTCAACTTGGTGCGGCTAAAGTTGTACCTTATAATGCAACTCCACCGTTCACCGTTGAATGGATTACACCATATTTGGGTGAAGATGTTGGAATTTTAGAATCTACAAGGACTAATTTATCATACGGGACATATTATATTAGAATCAACGACAGTACCCTACCTGTTAACGAAGAGATTTATGCGAACATACCTATTTCAAGTGGTATGTGTGTTTCTGTCACTGGAGTTGCACCCACAACATGTAATTTTACCAATGGTGCGGTTACAGGTACATCAACATCCTATTTTTCTAGTACCAATTTTTATCTCTATACTTCAAATAATTCTTATTTGACTTCAGCATCAACGATAATCAATCAAGTTGTTTTTAATAGTCTGAGTGCTGACACATATTATATGATTGCCGAAGACCTCGGTGGTTGTACTGGAAAAAGTCAAAACTTTATAATTGAACCCTCGGGTGTATTTGATTGCGGTCTTTATGTGGTCCCGAACTCCGCATGTGGTGGAAATCCAATAGGTAAAATATTCGTAACAGGTCAAACAGGTACAGCACCATACAAATATTATTGGACCGATGGTCAGACAGGAAGCACTATAACTGGACTAACCGCTGGTCAATATTCAGTCCAAGTGACGGATAGTAAGGGATGTTCGGTTACGAAGAAAGCTCAAATTGTGAATATTGCTCCTTTAGGTTTTGGAATATTCACAGCAACACAACCAACGTGTTTTTCAAGTGATGGTATAATTAATTTGACAATCACAGGAGGTACCGCACCATATTATTATTCTGCCTCAACAGGGGCGGTCTCGATTTCTTATTCCAAAACTTATACTCTCTCAGGGTTAAGTGCAGGTCAATATAACTTTTTGGTTACTGACGCGGGATTATGTTCGATAAATGTTGGTACAACATTAGAAGTACCACAGGGAATCACAGACGTGCAAATAATAGGTCAAAGTTCATATTGTTCCTCCAATAATGGACAGATTATTATCAACGTTATAGGTGGTAATGTACCAATTACTTATACATTAGTATACCCCGACGCTAATGTTGTCAACGTTACCAATAGCCAAACCTCTTATTTATTTAACAATCTGCAACCAGGAACATACCTTGTTACAGTTCAGGATAGTTTAACTTGTAGTTATGTTCAAGAAATAACAATTTTATCTTCGAATAAGTATACAATATCGACTTCGACGGTGGGAACGACCTGTAATCAAAATAATGGTCAAGTTTATGTTAGTTGTTCGTCGGGATATACTTTACCTTTGGATTTTTCATTAGATGGTTTAAGCAATGTGATAGACACAGGTCTTTCTGCGGTAACGTTCTCAAATGTAACATCAGGACAGCACACAGTTACCGTGACGGATGCAGATGGGTGTGTTCAAACCACTCAAGTTTTTGTTCCATCAAGCCCCCAATTAGACTTTTCACTTTATACTACATCTTGTGGAACAGGAAACAATGGTTCAATAACCGCATTTATAACATCAGGGACTCCACCATACTCTTACAACTGGTCAGACAACGTGGAAGGAAACCCACAACAGATAAATGTCAGCGGACTATCGGCGGGAACTTATAATTTGACAATAATTGATTCTGCAGAATGTTCGTTGACAAGAAAAACAACTATAAGTTGTGATTCAAGTTATGTATCATTTGAAAGTTATGTTATGGGAGAAAATATAATAACAATTCAACCTGGTTCTAAGTTTGGATTAATTCAAATGTTGAATGAAGGATTTCAAGATATCACTTCGGGTAATACTGATTGTGATATGGTGAGCGCAATTTTCACCGCAAAAGTATCTGTGATTCCTGAGGGAACAGTCGTTACTCAATCATTCTATACCTCAACTTCTCTTGTTGACATACCATCAGATAATCTTTGGTACGACACTGTTAAATCTCTGTTATTATCAATACCTGGAATTGGGGCGGTTACAGTTGACCCGTTGAATAATATAATTTCTATTCAAACAAGTACAACAAATAATTCGTTAGAGAATCAAGAAATAAAAGTTGAACTAGTGATAGTTTATGATATAATGTGTTTAACATAATGGTACAAATTAGAATTACTGAAATATCGGGAGGTACATACCCTATTAGTGTTTACATAACTGATGTTTATGGAAACAACCAATTCTTATTGGGCACAATTACTCCAGGTCCTGTTCCTCCTCAAGTAAAATACAATTCAACCATACCATCAATTTTCAGTACGGCACCTGAAATAATTCTAAAGTTGATTGATGCGAACGGTTGTGAAATCTTCAAAATTTTGGATTGTACATTCGGTTGTGCATTTGAAATTACAATTGAATTAGCGAGTTGTATTGTAGATATATCCATTTCAGAATCTTCTTGTGCTTTCGTAATTTGTTAACACTCATTTTTTTTACGATTCTCAATAAATAAACATCCCACCTTTGGTATTTATAAAATAAATCTGCGGATGGCCCTTCATACTATTTTAGTTGTAAATAATGCTATAGGTTGTGTTGATTCAGAGATTGAACAACAGTTGACAGTAACAGGTTGCACCAATTACATCATTAGACTTACTCAGAATTCAAATGCTTTAGGGCCATTTTCAATTTATTTGGACGAAGATTTATTTGGTTCAGGATATACAAGAACAGATTTGTTGAATGGAGTTGTTGTAAACTTCGAATGTGGTACACCAACGCCAACTCCAACACCAACTCTAACGCCAACACCTGCAACGCCAACACCAACACCAACTAATACTGAGACTCCGACTGTAACTCCGACAAATACTCAGACCACTACTCCAACACCAACAAATACTGAAACTCCGACTGTAACTCCGACAAATACTCAGACCACTACTCCAACACCTTCGGAGACAGCGACACCTGGCGCAACACCAACACCTACTGAAACACCAACTCCAACACAAACTCAGACGCCAACTAATACCCAAACTCTAACTCAGACACCTACTAATACCCAAACTCCAACTCATACACCAACACCGACAGGTACTCCTACAATTTTTGAGATTCAAATTTTAGACGAAGATGGTAATGTAATCATTACTCAAGATGGTAACCAATTGATTCTTCAACAGACTCCAACAACATACTTAGTGAGTACGGGAGATACTGTGAGTGTTTGTGGTGTGGGTGCTGGTTCATATACTCTATCAGTTACAATATATTCACCAACAAGTGGGTGGTATGATGTTGTGAGATTTTTCCAAGACGTATCTCTGGCAACTCCATTCAATGGTGGTGATTTATATTATACAAACACTATTGATGGCTGTGGAAGTTTTCTGCAGATAGATAGTGAAGGTTATACAATTAATATTTGTAATCCTTGTTAAAATAAAAAATGAAAAAGTAAATAATTAAAATATTTATTAATTATGGCAAACGTAAGAATAACCGACTTAGATTTAGTCCTATCGGCAGCCCCAAACGATAGGCTCTATATAGTAACCGACTACACTGGCGGAACCTCGGGGACTTCTTCGCAAATATCATATTCTGCTCTGACTTCTGGTTTCACCTCGGGGACATCTGGAACTAGTGGTTCGTCAGGAACTTCTGGAAGCTCAGGCTCGTCGGGAACTAGCGGAAGCTCAGGTTCTTCGGGAACAAGTGGTAGCTCTGGTTCATCAGGAACAAGTGGTAGTTCAGGACTGGAAGGTAATTTAGCTTCTTGGAGATTCACAGGTGCGACAGATACAACAATCAATCCAGGTTCAGGATATTTTGCTTTGAATACAGGAGATGATTTTTCACAAACAACCACATCAGTATCTATAAGTGACAATTCATATTACCCTTCAATATCATTTCAAACTTATCTCAATAATATCAGTATTGGTACTTTATTGAAATTCGTAAGAGTTAACGATTCTTCATATTATAAATTATTAGAGGTTACTGCGATAAATCCTCTGTCCTCAGGATTTGAGGATTATACGGTAAGTCAAATCGCAGGTGCGGGTGCTTCAGCGGTTGCCAATAACACAGAATTTATCTTAATTGTATTAGGTGCTGCGGGTGAATCAGGAACTAGCGGAAGCTCAGGTTCTTCAGGAACTTCTGGTTCATCAGGAACAAGTGGTAGCTCAGGAACAAGTGGTAGTTCAGGTTCATCAGGAACTAGCGGTACAGACGGAACATCAGGAAGCTCAGGCTCCTCAGGAACTAGCGGAAGCTCAGGTTCTTCAGGAACTTCTGGCTCTTCAGGAACAAGTGGTTCATCTGGTTCATCAGGAACTAGTGGTACGGACGGAACATCAGGTAGCTCTGGTTCTTCGGGAACTAGCGGAAGCTCAGGTTCTTCAGGAACTTCTGGCTCATCCGGAACAAGTGGTAGCTCAGGTTCTTCAGGAACAAGTGGTAGCTCAGGAACAAGTGGTAGCTCAGGTTCTTCAGGAACCAGTGGTACAGACGGTACATCAGGAAGCTCAGGTTCTTCAGGAACTAGCGGAAGCTCAGGTTCCTCAGGGACTTCAGGCTCATCAGGAACAAGTGGTAGCTCAGGTTCTTCAGGAACTAGTGGTACAGACGGTACATCAGGAAGCTCAGGTTCTTCAGGAACTAGCGGAAGCTCAGGTTCCTCAGGGACTTCAGGCTCATCAGGAACAAGTGGTAGCTCAGGTTCTTCAGGAACAAGTGGTACAGACGGTACATCAGGAAGCTCTGGTTCTTCAGGAACTAGCGGAAGCTCAGGTTCTTCAGGAACAAGTGGTAGCTCAGGTTCTTCAGGAACAAGTGGTATAGACGGAACATCAGGAAGCTCAGGCTCCTCAGGAACTAGCGGAAGTTCAGGAACATCAGGAAGCTCAGGTTCTTCAGGAACTTCTGGCTCATCGGGAACAAGTGGTAGCTCAGGTTCTTCAGGAACAAGTGGTAGCTCAGGAACAAGTGGTAGCTCAGGTTCTTCAGGAACAAGTGGTATAGACGGAACATCAGGAAGCTCAGGCTCCTCAGGAACTAGCGGAAGCTCAGGTTCTTCAGGAACTTCTGGCTCATCAGGAACAAGTGGTAGCTCAGGTTCTTCAGGAACAAGTGGTAGCTCAGGAACAAGCGGTAGCTCAGGTTCATCAGGTACAAGTGGTACCGACGGAACATCAGGAAGCTCTGGTTCTTCGGGAACTAGCGGAAGCTCAGGTTCTTCAGGAACAAGTGGTAGCTCAGGAACAAGCGGCAGCTCAGGTTCATCAGGAACAAGTGGTAGCTCAGGAACAAGCGGCAGCTCAGGTTCATCAGGAACAAGTGGTACCGACGGAACATCAGGAAGCTCTGGTTCTTCGGGAACTAGCGGAAGCTCAGGTTCTTCAGGAACAAGTGGTAGCTCAGGAACAAGCGGCAGCTCAGGTTCATCAGGAACAAGTGGTACCGACGGAACATCAGGAAGTTCAGGTACAAGTGGTTCATCAGGAACTAGCGGAAGCTCAGGTTCTTCAGGAACTTCTGGCTCATCAGGAACAAGTGGTACCGACGGAACATCAGGAAGCTCTGGTTCATCAGGAACAAGTGGTAGCTCAGGAACAAGTGGCAGTTCAGGAACAAGTGGTAGCTCAGGAACAAGTGGTAGCTCAGGAACAAGTGGTAGCTCAGGAACATCTGGCTCATCGGGTTCTTCTGGGACAAGTGGTAGTTCAGGAACATCTGGCTCATCGGGTTCTTCAGGAACCAGTGGTATAGACGGAACATCAGGAAGCTCTGGTTCTTCAGGAACTAGCGGTAGCTCAGGTTCTTCAGGAACAAGTGGTAGCTCAGGTACAAGTGGTAGCTCAGGTTCTTCAGGAACAAGTGGAAGTTCAGGAACATCTGGCTCATCGGGCTCTTCAGGAACTAGTGGTACAGACGGAACATCAGGAAGCTCAGGTTCTTCAGGAACAAGCGGAAGCTCAGGTTCCTCAGGGACTTCAGGCTCATCAGGAACAAGCGGTAGCTCTGGTTCTTCAGGAACTAGTGGTACAGACGGAACATCTGGCTCATCGGGTTCTTCAGGAACTAGTGGTACAGACGGAACATCAGGAAGCTCTGGTTCTTCAGGAACTAGCGGAAGCTCAGGTTCTTCAGGAACCTCTGGCTCATCAGGAACAAGTGGTAGCTCAGGCTCTTCAGGAACAAGTGGTTCTTCGGGAACAAGTGGTTCAAGTGGAAGTTCAGGAACATCTGGTTCATCGGGTTCTTCGGGAACTAGCGGAAGTTCAGGAACATCAGGAAGCTCAGGTTCTTCGGGAACAAGTGGTAGCTCAGGAACATCTGGCTCATCGGGTTCTTCAGGAACAAGTGGTACAGACGGAACATCAGGAAGCTCAGGTTCTTCTGGAACTAGCGGAAGCTCAGGTTCTTCTGGAACAAGCGGAAGCTCAGGTTCTTCTGGAACTTCTGGTTCTTCTGGTTCAAGTGGAACATCGGGTTCTTCTGGTTCAAGTGGAACTTCAGGTTCTTCAGGTTCTTCAGGAACTTCTGGTTCAAGTGGAACATCAGGCTCTTCAGGAACTTCTGGTTCTTCTGGTTCAAGTGGAACATCAGGTTCTTCAGGAACATCTGGCTCATCGGGTTCTTCAGGAACTAGTGGTACAGACGGGACATCAGGTAGCTCAGGTTCTTCAGGAACTAGCGGAAGCTCAGGTTCTTCAGGAACTTCTGGCTCATCTGGAACAAGTGGTAGCTCAGGCTCTTCAGGAACTTCCGGCTCATCAGGCTCATCAGGAACAAGTGGTACAAGTGGAACATCAGGAAGCTCAGGTTCTTCTGGAACTTCTGGCTCATCAGGAACTAGCGGAAGTTCAGGAACATCAGGTAGCTCAGGCTCCTCAGGAACTTCTGGCTCATCAGGAACAAGTGGTAGCTCAGGCTCCTCAGGAACTAGCGGTACAGACGGAACATCAGGAAGCTCAGGTTCTTCAGGAACATCAGGTTCTAGCGGAAGTTCAGGAACTTCCGGCTCATCAGGAACAAGTGGTAGCTCAGGTTCCTCAGGAACGAGTGGTAGCTCTGGCTCTTCAGGAACAAGTGGTTCATCTGGCTCATCAGGAACGAGTGGTTCTTCAGGAACATCTGGCTCATCAGGAACCAGCGGTAGCTCTGGTTCTTCAGGAACTAGTGGAAGTTCAGGAACATCTGGCTCATCGGGTTCTTCAGGAACTAGTGGTACAGACGGAACATCAGGAAGTTCAGGTTCTTCTGGAACATCAGGTTCTAGCGGAAGTTCAGGAACTTCTGGCTCATCAGGAACGAGCGGTAGCTCAGGTTCATCAGGTACTTCTGGCTCATCAGGCTCTTCAGGAACAAGTGGTTCATCTGGTTCATCAGGAACTTCAGGTTCTTCTGGAACTTCTGGTTCTTCTGGTTCAAGTGGAACATCAGGTTCTTCAGGAACAAGTGGTAGCTCAGGAACAAGTGGTAGTTCGGGCTCCTCAGGGACTAGTGGAACAGACGGAACATCAGGAAGCTCTGGTTCTTCAGGAACTAGCGGAAGCTCAGGTTCTTCAGGAACTTCTGGCTCATCTGGAACAAGTGGTAGCTCAGGTTCTTCGGGAACTTCTGGCTCATCAGGAACAAGTGGTAGCTCAGGTTCTTCAGGAACTTCTGGCTCATCAGGTACAAGTGGTTCAAGTGGAAGCTCAGGAACATCTGGTTCATCTGGTTCATCAGGAACTAGCGGAAGTTCAGGAACATCAGGAAGCTCAGGTTCTTCAGGAACATCAGGTTCTTCAGGAACATCAGGTTCTTCAG